TTAGAAAAGCCCTGCGGGCTGCGCCGCGTCATCCCAGCTGAAAATGATCAGCTCGTTTCGTTCTGCGCCCCTCCCCCCTCCGCCGACGGTGTACTGGATTGGCAACGTCTCGATATGAAACCCATCAAACACGCGCCGAATGTCGGGATGATCGTTCAGGCTCACGATTGCGCGCCCTTTGATCGTGCGCAGCATTGCGGCCATCTTCTCGTACTCGGCAAACGGAAACGCGACGCCATACCCTTCCGTCTCGTAATACGGCGGATCGAGATAGAACAGCGTGTGTGCCCGGTCGTATCGCTCGATGCACGCGGCCCAATCGAGCCGCTCGACGAACGTGCTCGCAAGCCGCAGGTGTGCAGCTGACAGCTCCTCCTCGATGCGCAGCAGGTTCAGGCCCGGCGGCGTTGTCGTCGCAGTCCCGAAGGTTTGCCCTTCCAGCTTCGCCCCAAAGCAACTTTTTTGCAGGTAGTAGAACCGGGCCGCTCGCTGGATATCAGTGAGGGTTTCCGGGATGGTCTGCTTCAACCACTCGAACACCTGCCGGCTCGTCAACGCCCATTTGAACTGCCGCACGAACTCCTCCAGGTGATGCTGCACGACGCGATACAGGTTGATCAGTTCGCCGTTCACGTCGTTGATGACCTCGACCTTGGCCGGCGGACGCAGGAAATACAGCGCCGCTCCACCCGCGAATACCTCGACATAGCAGTCGTGCGCAGGGAAACGCGGAATGATGTGGTCTGCCAGACGACGTTTGCCGCCAATCCAAGGAATGATGGGATTTGCCATTGTGAAAGCCGTTTTTAAACTTGGTGTAGAATCCGGCCCGCCTACCGGTAGGTAGCAGGGCCTTGGCCGATTCACTGGCATGCTCAGTGGAAAGGCGACCGGGAGCGTGTTGCCTCACGCTTCCCGGTCGCCCTGTTTCTTTCGAGACCGCCCGGCCTCGATCGCCGCGCTACTGCGGCAAACTGGATTGCGCGTCGCCGATCAACGCGTCGTAACTGCGCTCGCACTGCTGGCCGGCGATGCCGCGCTCGTCAGCGATCTTCGCCAGCTCTCCCGCGCGCTCGTCAGCCCGGCCGAACAAGTCGGCAAGCAGATCGAGGGCGTCGCCGGTTGCCGCGCCTCCGGCCGCAGCGCCGGCACGTCGAGCGTCGGCAACGAGCGCGGCGACCTGCTTGCGCAGCCCATCAGCAACACCATCGGCATCAGCAGCATCAGCGCGTGCCTGATCACGTTCTTTCGCAGCATCGGTTGCGATCTCCTGTTGTGCCACCAATCGGCGGCCATATTCATCACGTACAGCGCGCAGATGGTCGATCTGACGTGCCTGATCGGCGACGGTCGCGGACTGATCCGCATCCCGGTGCCCCTTCGAATAGCCGGCAGCAGCGCCGACGAAAACGGCTGCGATGAGCGCGAGCCAGAGTCGAGGATCGAACCACGTCATGCGCCGCTCCGCATCATCGATGCGAGGCGCTTCGCGCGATCGCCGACCTGCCGCGCCCACAGGCTGTCGAGCATCTCGGCTGCCGCCGTGTTCCAGTCGCCTCGCTGCGTCGCCGCGAGAAACTTGCGGAACCCGAGCAACTTGCCCTGCATGTTGAACGCCATATTCATCATCACGCGCTGGCGCACCGGATCGAGCGACGACCACCACGACAGATTGCGATCGAGCCAAGCCTCGGTCTCGGCGATGTCGTTCTGGTACATCAGGTCGATCTCGTTATCGCGGAAACCCTTGTCCGTCAGATTGCGGCCGATTCCGCCCGACACCTTGCCGACCGTGTCGGTGTAGATCCGATACCGCCGGTCCTCATCGCGCGTCAGTTCCGCCTTCAGCTTGACCCCGTCGTACTTACCCATTTTTGCTTCCCCCAAAAAGTTGCTTTGCCTTCCTGCGCAGCAGCACCTCCAGGTACTGCGATCCGACGATGCCGAACGCGCTCCCGATTCCGAGCAGCGCAATCGGCGGGAGGTCAGGGATCTGCAACAGCGCAATGCCCGCGACCATCGACGTCGCCGACCCCAGCACGGCCCGGCCAGCGACGAGCCGAAACGTCAAATGCTCGCTACCCACCAACACCTTCGCGACCCCGATCAATCCGCCCATAACGATCAGCTCCAGAATCGTCTTTTCATGCTCTTGCATCGGTTCCCCTTGTCCCGATAAAAAGAAAGGCCGCTCCGGTTTCCCGTGAGCGGCCTGCAAATACAGTGCGCGACGCGTAACTTGCGCTACTTCGGCGCTGGCACCACCAGATCGATCTTCTTGCCCTTCTTCTTCCCGTGCCCGACCTTCGCTTTCCCCTTGTTCCCTCCGTTCAATGTGACCACCGTGATCCACCCGCGTGATGCGAACGTGTGCTCGACCGACTCGATCAGGAACTCGCCATCCACGCCGGTCTTGAAGCCCTTGAGCGCGATCGTCTTTTCAGCCGACAGATCTGCCCGGCCGCGCATCGTCAGCCGGCTCGTCGACGTGTGCCGATTCAGCGTCGCCAGCCGCGACGTCGCGCCCGCTTTCGCCGCCTCCGGACTCGCGAACGCATGCCGTTCCGTATGTACCGCGGACGCACCTGGCGGAGCATCAGGATTCGGAATCGTCAGGTCGATCTTCTTCCCGGTCTTGCGGTCGTGCACCTTCGTGCGCACGGCCGCAAAGCTCGCGCGATCCGGGAAATTGATGTCGTAGTCGAGCAGATCGCCGGGCGTGAGGGTGACGATCGGCAGCGGTTTGCCGCTCGCGCTCTTGCCGCCGCCGCGCGGCAGGACGATCAGCTTGCCGGCCTTGACCGTCGCCGTCGCACCGTACTGGCGAGCCACCCGCGTGATGAAATGCAGATCGCTCTCGCCGAACTGGTCGATACGCGGCACGACGACGTCGACGTCGCACGCGGCCGACCATTTGTTGCGACGCGCGACGTCGCCGACGATGTCGGCCAGCTTCGCATTCGACCAGCTGCCGTAGCGCTGCGTCTTCGACGTCGCACGCATATTCGCGGGCTTCCCATGAATCACGACGCTCGCCGGCGGCCCGCGCACACCGATCTCGTCGACCGCGTACTCGCCAAGCATCGACAGTCCCTGCTCGTCCCATCCGATCGACACCTTCAACGTTGCGCCCTTCGGCGGAAACTCGATGCGGCCGTCGCGATCGTCGAGCGTGATCGTGCATTCATCTGCGTCCAGACCGGGTTTGTCGATCGCGCGAATCTCCAGCACGCGATCCTGTATCACCTTGGTCACGTCCGAGCCGTTCGCGATCACCTGAAATATCGCTTCCATCGCACCTCGCTATGTCCAGAGCTGGACCGATTCGACACGCGGCGCATCGAGATCCGGCAGCCGGATCTCGACGCCGGCCGGAAACGGCTGCGGCATAGCCGCAAGTCCCGGATTCGCGTCGTACACGGCCTCGACCGTACCCTGCAGCGTTCCGTAGTACCGATAGCAGAGCATGTCGAGCACGTCGCCGTCAGACGTTCTTAAAGTCTTCGCCATAGCGGCCGAACTCCACCGAGAAAGTTTGCTTGCGCGGCATGCCGTCGACGAGCAGTGCGTCCTGCTCCTCCTCGATCGACTGCAAGAGCCACCGTCCAAGCACATCGCCGTCGCCCGTCGTGAGCTGCACGGGCTTCATGCGCCCGCCGATTTCCCGCAGCCGGTTGATCTGCTTCGTACCGGCCCCGAGCGCAGGGAATACGACACCCGACAGGGTGATCGTCTCGCCCCCTTCACTGACCGCCTGCAGCGCCTCCTGACGGTTCAGACGCTCCTGCGGCGCCACGCGATACCGCGTCGCCCGTCGCAGCTTGTCGTATGCGGCCGTCGACAGATTGAAGTGGAACGCGTCGCCGGCATCAGTTGTCATCGACATGAGGTGCGGCGTGCTCGATGTCGCACCATCGAACAGCCCGGACACCATCGAACCGATCCCTGTCGACGTGATGACGTTCATCACCGCCGAATCCTTCAGACCGACCGACGCGTTGAACTGATTCCATGCCCCGCCGAGCGCGGACTTCACGCTGTCGGCGGCAGCCCGCACAAGGGGGAAATTCGATCCGTCGATGGCTGCCAGGATCGCGCCGACCGAAGCCTGTGCCGCGTTGAAGCTCCGCAGCACCGTGCCGACCTGCGGAAACAGATCGCTGGCCAGCGGGATCGCCCCGCTCGCGCCGGTCAACAGCTCGGCCGCGCTGCTCAGATTGCCGGTCGCGAGGCGCTGCAGCATGTCGACCGTCGACATACTCGCCGCTCGGTTCCGGTCGAAGATGCGGACCATCTGGCGCACGCGCTCGGTGGCGATCCCGGCCTGCGTCGCCGCGCCCGTGATCTGTCGAATCACATCCATTGCACCTCCCTTACATGTGTGGCGAATCGAACATCGCCGTTCGCGCGTTCGCCTTGCGTTGATGCTCGTCCATCATCCGGGTCAGCGCCGGACTGACCTGCGCGAGGAACTTGTTCGCCATGTCGGCATCGCTCGCTTCGATCTTCACGTGGAAGACCGGTGCGAAGGTGTTTTGCTGCTCGATACGCGGCCCCGGCCGAGCACCGACGCCGCTCGCCTCCGGCACGAGCGCCTTCGCTTTCGCGATCGCCGCAGCATTCGCTGGCGTCTCGTCCCGCGTCCGATCCAGCACCTTGCGCGAGATGGCGCTGAAGAGCTTGTCGCCCGCGAACGTCCCGACCGCACCACCGATCACGCCCAACACCGCCGAGCCGATCGGCCCGCCGAGCGCACCGATCATCGCGCCGACCTTCGCGCCCATCACGCCACCGGCGAGGCTGCCTGCGATGCCCGCGAACCGGCTCGCCTTCTGCGTGCCGGTATCGGTGCTCGACGCGACCGCGTACGCTTCACGCGCGGCGAGGCCGAGCTTCAGCACGGTGCCGGCGACGGCGAGCTTGCCGGCGTACGGTGCCACGCGGCCGAACAGTGCCCGGCCCGCATTAACGATGCGCCCGATGCGCCCTGCCCGAGCCGCCCCACGTGCTGCGCGACCAGTCCCACCACCGCCGACGAGGTCGCCCAGCCCGCCACCGCCGAGACCACCGCCGGGCAGGTTGACGACGAACACGCGCTGCACGCCACCGGCAGCACCCGCAGCCCCGCCGAGCGCATCGAGCGCCCGGCCCACGACACCGCCGGCCCTGCCACCACGTTCCGCAGCCGCACGACCGCCTCGCGCGAGCATCGTGCCGCGCGCGATGTCGACCGCGCCCCGGCCGATACTCCAAAGTGCCTTTGCACCACGGAACGCGAGCGCAGCGCCTGCGATACCGACGACAGCTGCCGTCGCCTTCGGTGCGGCGTCCGCGACGGACTGGATACCGCTTCCGAGTCCCTTCGCGCCCTCGCCAATGCGATCCGTGACCGGACGAAGCGCGTCGCCGATGCTGCGCATCGCGTCGTCCCACCGCTGCCCGACCTCGCTCCAGATCTGCTTGGACGTCTCGCGACGCGCCTCCAGATCCTTTTGGATCTCGCCACTCGCCTGCTGCGCGTTGCGCTTCAGGTTCGTGTACAGGTCCGCGTTCTGCATGTACGCGGTCAGCGCCGCCTTGACCTGCATGTCGTTGAACAGGTCGCCGGTCTTCATCGTCTCGGCGAATGCGGCCATCTGCGCCTGACGCTTGGCCGGGTCCATCTCCGAATTGAACTGCTTCGCTGCCGTCGCGAGCTGCTTTGCCTTGGCCGGATCGACGCGCTCGATGTACGCGCGTGCGAGGACGAACGATGCTTCGAGCGTCGACCAGCCCTTGCCGATCGCCTCGCGCATCTTCGCCTGATAGTCGACACCGGCTTTCGCGTAGTTCCGCTCGGTCTCGCCCGAACCGATCTTCGAAAACCAGTTCTTGAGGTTGTTCGCCGCTTCGTCGGAGCTGCCGGCCGTCTTCATCTGCACCTGGAGCATGGCCCCGAGCTGCGTCACCGAGTCCTGCCCAGTGATCCCGATCTTCTTCATCTCGGCGAGCAGCACCGGGAAGCCGCGTCGCAACGCCACATGCAAGCGAGTGTTGCAGCCATTCAATACGCTCTTGACGCGGACGAAGGCTTCGAATGGTTGTCGCTCTGGAACGAAGGTGAATTTGAGCGGTGCAGACGGGGTTGGCCCGACGCTCCGGACGACTGCTACATCGGCGCCGACCTGATGCATCCCGAAACACAGCGGTTGTTCGCTGCAACGACCAGCGATCGGGTGACGGATTACGCGGACGATGGAGAGACGATCCAATGAGCTTGCTTACCCGCGCATATATCCTCGAAAAGTATGGTCCCCGCATGACACTGGCGCAGCTGGCGCAGCTATTGCTGATGTCAGAGGGAACCATTCGCAACCAGATCAGCGCCGAGACGTTCCCGATCCCGACGTATAAGGAAGGAGGTGGCAGATTCGCCGCATACGACGCTGTTGCCGACTACCTCGACTCAATGTCCGCCCAAGCCAGAAAGCTCGCGGCATAGTTACTTTGGCGAGCCGGCCGCCCGTGCCGGCGTCGCTGTCGTCTGCTCACCACTTTTCGCAGCTGTACCATCACGCCTCTCGATTGCCGCCCTTGCGCCGTCCGGCAGGGTTGCGTAGTACGCAGCGATACGCTGCGGCTGCGCGATCTGGTGATCGACGATCACGTTCAGCATTTCGAACAGCACAATGGCAGTTTCCGGCGTCTCGTCAAGATTAATTTCCAAGGGATGTACGGCGTTGTTCCCGATCACGCGACAGTAGTCGAGGGCCTGCTGAACAAAAACCGGTAAACCCGCCTTCACCAACTCACCAATGTCGTCGTTGATGTACTTCCCTTTCTGCCCCAGCTCAACGAGCAGCTTTTGTAGACATAACCGCAGCAACGCGCCCGCAGCCTTAGGTGAGCGAGCAAAGATCTCGCGCGCCTCCTCATAGTCGCCACGCGCAGCAGCAGGGAACAACTCGTGCGCTGGCGCCACTGTTGCGATCGACGGTACCAGCAGTTTCTCCTGATACCAATACGATATGCCATCGCAATGGCCGCAGGTACAAATGTCCCACTCTAGATGTTTTGACAACGTTGAATCTCGCCCAGAGCGCCAGAAAAAGCTCGACCAATGCTGTACTGCGTACACTCCGCAGTGCAAGCAATGGAAGTTGTCGCCCATGTACGTCGCCGGATAATGCTTCCCCATTGCGGCCTCCTCGCCTACGTTATTCGTTTGCCATTTCGGACCTCGTGCCCGGCCTGAGTATTTGCTGCCCTTTCTGCGCCACCGTTTCAGGCGACAAGTTAGTGTATCGCTTCAGATTGCGCCAATCTTTGTGGCCGGTAACCGCAGCAACCTCCGGAATATCCCATCCATCCTCGAAGAGCGCGCTAGTCGCTTCGTGCCGCAGGTCGTGCAGCCGAAGGTCGGCGATCCCCTTGTCGTCACAGGCCAGCTTGAAGTACTTGCTCGCAGTGCTCTTGTCGAACCGAAAAATGTACTCGTTCGGATGCGGCTCGATCTTCGGGTCCGCCTTGCGCTTCGCCTCGTATGCCGGCGGCACCGGATATCGCGGCTGACGCAGCAACACTTCAAGCGAGTCGCCGATCAGCGGCACCCACTCGTCGTTGCCCTTCTTCTGTCGCGGATGTTTGCGATCGCGGACAAGCGCGAGCCGGCGCTCGACGTCGAGATCCGACCACGTCAACCGAAATAGCTCGCCACGCCGGAATGCGCTTTTCATCGCTACGCGGATGACATCCGGCACCGCCTGTTCGCGCTCCGGATGTTCAGCAAACCATTCGAAAATCTTTACGATCTCCTCGCGCGTCGGCCGCCGATCGCGATGCTTCCCCGGCCCGATGAGCTGCAGGTGATCGAGGGTCGGCCGCGCAATGCTCGGAGCGTGCGGCAACCGTAGATCGAGTAGCGAGGCCATGTGTTTGTACACCGTCCCGAGCTTGGATATGTCCATGTCGATCGTGTACTGCCCTGCTCCCTCTTTCTTTCGCTCCTGGGCAAACTTGACCAGCCGCTTGGTCGATAGCTTCGCCGCCACCTCATCATCAAAGTGACTTTCCAGCCGCTTGAGCATGTAATCTTCGTTCGACTTCTCTGCGACCGGTCGGCCGGAATCGTTGCGAGCGTTTCGATACAAACGCACCAACTCGCCAACCGTGATGGTCTGCTCGTCGACGGCGGCCTGCCCCTTGTCGATACCGCCCTCGATCTCTCGTGCCCATGCTTCGGCCGCGCCCTTGGTTCGAAACGTCTTTGATATACTCTGTCCCCGCCGGCGGACTTGAGCACGCCAGCGGTCGCCGATCTTGAGGATCGAAGCCATGAAACACCCCGTTTGTGGACTGTAGCAATGCGTCATCCACATACGCTGCTACAGGGTCGATTTGTAGCAGAATTGTAGCAGGCGGGGCGTTAAACTATGCTTCACAACCCGTCATTTCGCGTCATGCGCGGAAAGACGAAAATCCCGAAAAGGCATACGGGACAAGGCTAAGAGCCTGATTCACAAGGGTTCAGTCCATCCCGCTCAAACTATCCGCTCCCCGTAGTTCAATGGATAGAACAAGCGCCTCCTAAGCGCTAGATACAGGTTCGATTCCTGTCGGGGGGACCAGCCAAGCCCCAAACCTCCCCCAAGATTCACAAGAAACTCCCCGCTCACGCCCGTCTGGCGGCCTTCTAGCTCCCATCGTTACCCAAGGTTGCTCAGTGACAGCCGGAGAAAGTGTTGGTATTTTTGTTGGTATCACCAGATACCAACAACACAGATACCAACAATGCCTCTCACTGACATACAGGTGCGGAACGCGAAGGCCAGCGCGGCACCGTACAAACTCACGGACGGCAACGGGATGTTCTTGCTCGTCCAACCGAACGGCGCGAAGTACTGGCGCTTTTCCTACCGCTTCCTTGGCAAGCAGAAGACGCTCGCCCTCGGCGTCTATCCGGCCGTCACGCTTGCGACGGCGCGGAAGAAGCGCGACGAGGCCCGCGAACAGATCGCGGCCGGCGTAGATCCGGGCGAAGCGAAGAAGGAAGCCAGACGGGCCGCCGAAATCGCGGCGGCCAACTCGTTCGAAGCGGTAGCCCGCGAGTGGTTCGACTCGCAGCGTCCGGGCTGGAGCGACGGCTACGCGGAGAAGGTGCTGAATTCGCTTGAGGTCGACGTGTTCCCGAAGATCGGCCCTCGCCCGATCGCTGAGATCGATTCGCCGCAGATGCTCAGCATCGTTCGCGAGGTTGAAGCGCGCGGGGTGCGCGAGACAGCGAAGCGGATTCTCCAGCGCTCTCGCGCGGTCTTCCAGTACGGGATCATGACTGGGCGATGTGCCCGCAATCCGGCCGCAGACATCGACGCGCAAACGGTACTGAAGAAAGGCCCAGGTGTTCGGCACATGGCGCGCGTCAAGGCAGCAGAGATACCGCAACTGATGCGTGATATCGACAACTACCAAGGCGATGTAGTAACCCGGCTCGCGCTCCGCCTCATGGCGCTCACGTTCTTGCGCACAAAGGAAATGATTCGTGCCGAGTGGTCTGAGTTTGACGAAGCCGCCGCAGAATGGCGCGTACCTCCCGAACGGATGAAGATGCGCGACCCGCACATCGTGCCGCTATCGAGGCAGGCGCTCGATGTGCTCGCCCAGCTCCGCGCGATCAACGGCCAGCATCGATTCGTGTTCTACAGCGTGCAAGGTCGGAGCCATATTTCTAACAACACGATGCTCTATGCGCTCTATCGCATGGGCTACAAGTCGCGGATGCGCGATAGTTCAACGGATCGGCGAGATAACGATGGATCTCGCGATTTTTCCAGACCGTGCATCGCTGCGTCAGCCGGATTGAACGCGGAAAACGCCCCTCCAACTCGCGTTGACGGACAGTTTCTCGGGACAAGGGAATAGAGGACCGCAGATCGCCCCAACGGGAAAGCCCGTCAAGTGGCAAAACGGCTGGGGTCGGCTCGCTCGCCTCGCTACCGACGTGGCTCGCTTGGACGTTCGGAGAAGGGATTGCAATACCTTTCGCCATAGAAAATATCTCGCTTGTTGTGAAACTTCGCGGATATTGGGCGAAAGGGGCAGGGCAAACAAAGTGTCTGCCCCGAAGTCACGATTTGCAGCCTTAAGTCGTCTCCTTACGTCCTCCTCTTTTCTTCACTCCCAGTGCGCGCTTTATCGTGTCGTACGAAACGCCAAAAGTGCTGGCAAGTTCGGCATACAGTGTCTTTTTCAATTCCCCCGGAAATTGCGTCGCCCGCTCCTGTGCAGCTGCGCGTATCTCCTTCACCTTCTCGTCAGTCAAGATTCGTCGGGCGGTCGTAGCCGCTTCGGCGTTCGCGAGCTGCGTCTTGCGCCGACTCTGAATCGTGTCAGACAGCTTTCGTGCATCAGCCGGCGACAGCATCCCGGCCGCCAACGCATCGCCGAGCAACATGAGCTTTTCTGCACGTACACGGTAGTCCATGACATCCATTACACGCGGGGCGAGATAGTCCGGTAACGCATCGGCGATTTTCTCATTGACTTTCTTTCCGTACGCTTGACAATCGATCACGATCAA